GAGGGCAATAAAAAAGCCCGCCGAAGCGAGCTTTTGAGTTATTCGAAAATTTCTAATAGGTGCCTACTCTTTCGAGGCCTTATAAAAAGCCAGTCCCAAAACAGCGGTGACTAAGCAGGCAAAACCAACAGTTAACAGCCAGTAGGTCATCTTCCCAACTCCTCAAAATAAACGAGCAACCAAGCTAATGCGATGAATATCGCGCCACAAATTAGACCAACTAAATTTTGTTCGTATATGCCAACAGCAAAAGAAGCAACCGACAAATTAGCTAACCATGATTTGGTGATATTCGCATACGGCAAAAGGGTTCTAAATCTCTCTTTCATGATGATTTCATTTTACACGTGACAAAATCAAAGCGCACCGAGAAGGACCCGAATGAAGCGCGTCTCCAAAACACCCATCGGCTCGATACGCTTTGATTTAGTGCTCGTCTTTCCGAGCCGTCACCTCTGCGAGATAATTAATTCGCGACTTTTTAACTATCTTTTTGGAGGAAAAATGTCTGAAGCTCAACTCGATAAAAATCAAGCGCTGTCAGTCCTTATCGCTTTTATCAACCAAGGACAGATTGAGTTACCTTGTCTTAAGGAATTCAATAAATTCCGAGATTGGGAGCTTAGCCAGTCGAGGCCGGATGACGCCAAATTTAATCAGTTGTGGGATTACGACCTAGCTAAACATAGAAATGATATTTGTAGACAAGCGGCAGCTCTTGATGCGGAATATCTAAAAACTTTCTTAGAAGTTCTTATGTCGGAGAGGACTCCCCGCGAAAGATCTGTTGATGCTTGGAACCTTACAAATGATCTAAGAGTTATCAGAGACAAAATAGAGGCTAACTCGCTTGAGCCGATTCAGAAGTAATTTGCTCAAGAATATTGCTGGCTTCCACGGCTTGAGATGACAGCTCCTGGATTCTTTTGACTCTATCCACGGCTGTCATCTTATCGTTCTTCTCAGTAAAACCAATTAAGGTCAAGTTTCGCTCTACCAAGGTTTCCAATAGGCCAGCCATTTCTTTCTTACTCATTGAAATAGTTAGACCCTTGCACCAGAGAAAGCACTGATTATTTCGTTTGTCATTTTCCATTCTTCGTCTCCTTTGATGGTCAATTCATTCAGAAACCTCTTCCGCTGCCGTTCACTGAACAGACACAAGAAAATTGACAGGGAAGAGGTTTTTGAATGAGCTATTAGAAAATTCCTAATAGCTCGAAAAATTGATTAGAACGGATGCGATTCGTAAGAAGTTAAACAGGCCTCTAATTCCTTCATGGCTTCTTCTTTAGTGTCAAACTCTTCTTTTAATTGATGATAAAGATAGAGGACACTGGCGACTTCGCTATTCCATCTACGAAAATTCATAAAAATCCACGTTTTTCTTTCTGTGCGAAGAAGAACGCATATTTCCTCGTTTTTATAGTGACAAACCGAGCGAGAATCTAAAGTAACGAAGGTTGGAAGAATTTCTCCTTCGTGACGTTTAAATCGCCTTAACAACTCTTCCAGTGCAAACTTTGCTTCACCGAGACTGAGATACCTTTCTCTACTTAAATTAAAAATTAAATAGCTTTGAAGTCTTTTGTCTTTGATCGCAACGAAATCCATGAAACCATAATCAGAATGTGAACCGCAAAGAAGGCAAAGGTTTTCTCCTTTATATTGAACCTCGCAGAACCCCGGAAACTTTTCGATGTACTTAGCTCTCATGTTTTTCCTCCAACAAAAAAACACAGGGTTAAAAAACAGAAGCGCCCTCCTTTAATAACGGTTAAAACAGGAGGTCTTCTACATTTCCTGAGGGAAGGAAGGCGCTTTTGTTTACGCTCTGCTGCTGTTCTTGCGAGAGCGCTTAGCTCACCCAGTTCACGAGACTGGGACGCCCGAGTTTCTGTTCTTGGTTTTGATTTCCTCATCTGGTTAGCTTCTCGGGACCTCAACGCAGCTTTGCTGTTCTTGATACTGCGTGCATCTCAAATGCGCTATTTGTCAGAGGTCTCTAGCTGAAAAGTGTTTCGTGGCTACCGTTTGCCTTACTCATTCACTTCACTGACTGCTGGTGTTCGATTGTCTTCCTTCGCGTGACCAGCACCGCCCGCACATGGCCGTTTCGAATTTTTTCACTAGCAGGCTCTTTTTCTACCTGCTGCGTCCGGGTTTAGTTCTCCATGGCCCGGATTCTGAAATTGTCAATTTATCTATCTAAATTTGATCGTTCTCCATTTCAAGATTTAAACATTACGTTTAAAATCTGATATGAAGATATTAAAATATTTAAACAATTAAAGCAAGCATTAAAAGGTTTAAATTAGAAATATACGGGAAATTACTTAGAAAAGTGTTTAAGTATTTTTGATCTGACGATTAAAGATCTTAATGTTCGACCAACAAAAAAGCCGCTCTCGCGGCAATAAAAAAACCGCCCGGGGGCGGCTTTGAATGCGCTACTTGATTACGTTATTGTTTGTTCTCGGACTGCTGGTTAAGACCTGTATCTCCGGCTTCTATACGCTGGAATATTTCAATTATTTTTTCTTTGTAGTTATAAATGTCCTCAACTGTAGAAATTTGGAAAGGTGGTTCAACTCTCATGAAGCCATATAAGTCGATCTTTAATTTTTCTGGATTTTGGAAGTAGAACCGAACCAAGGTTTTTCTATTGTTATCGTCCAAAAGAACAGCACAGTAAGTTTTTGATGGCCTTAGGTATATTCTGGAGACGTCGCAGACATCTGCAAGGATCGCCTTAATGATATTAAGTCCAAGCTTGTCTGAGTCATTTGCTTCGGGGTTGTTATTGGCAGGCTCCGGTGCAGCTTCTGCAACTTCTTCCTGTTGTTGTTTTTCTTCTCCCTCAATGGCCTTACGTAGTCTCGCGTTAATTTTTTCCTCTGTCCACTGTCTAAATGATTCTTTTAAGAGCGGTGTTAATTTGTCTTTAACATTTTGATTAATTTGGCCATTCCAAACTTTTTTGGCAAAGAATCGTACAAAATCTTCCTCTGGTTGTTCGTACTGCTTGGATAGAATGAGCTTAAATTGTTTCGTGAATTTCAATTGCTCGGCTATTTTAATTGTCGATTCGTCGTTGTACTTATCCTTAGCCAGAAGAAGGATTTTATCTAAGTCATCGTCGTTAATGTTATCTAAACTCACCTCAAAGTAAGGAGAGTCGTCCATAACATTGTCAACCTCTAAATCGGTGAAAAAGCGATACCGGTTGCCATCCGTCAAAATGCCTACACGAGCTGTTTTTACAAACGGAAAGTACCTTTTAAGTTGGTCAAGTTGGTCCTTATCGAGAGAAGCGCCATAGGCTTTTGCTTCAATCAAAACAATCGGGTTTCCATCCTTACAAAGAGCATAGTCAACGCGCTGGTCTTTCTTTACTCCCGCTTGCGCTTGAAATTCTGGCACTACTTCCTGCGGATCAAAAATGTCATAACCCAAAAGCTGAATAAAGGGCATGATGAGTGCTGTCTTTGTAATTTCTTCATTAGTTAGGTTGTCTGCCATCTTTTTAGACTTTAAACCCAGTGCCTTAAACTTATCTATTAACTCCATGGTCATTCTCCTTCAGTTAGATATCGGTTGATTTAAACGTTTTAATGACTCTTCCTATAGTGTGAAATTCAACTTGACTGTCTGCATTGATCTCGATGTCCCTATATTTATTGTTGTCAGAAATTAAGATCAATCTCTTTCCAAAGCTTCTTTGTACTCGCTTAATAAAGTATTGCCCGTCTAGAAAAAGAAAGTAAACTCCGTCCCGGTCGCATTCGTTTTTGCTTACATCCACAAAAACTAAATCACCGTCCTTTATCAGAGGCTCCATTGAATCTCCCGAAGCCGTGACTATCTGAACGTTTAGAGGCTGGTACTGAGGAAAATTATTTTTAAACCATTGAACGCCAACCCTTAGTCCTTCAATAACATCAGAGTCATTTTGACGATCTTCGTATGCGGACAAAGCTCCGCAGGATGCGAATAAATTGACCTTTTGAAGATAAATGGTTTGGTCGTCATCAGGTTTTTCAGGTTCGAAACTTTCTTTTTCTTCCCCGTAAATTAGCCAATCTGGACTAACGCCAAACACATTTGAAATTTTTACGGCGTCTTCGTATTTAAGTCCTTTATTTCTCGGACCGAGCCAGTAAGTAATTGTCGGAGCGGACACTTGAATCTGTCGAGCCAGTTCTGCATTAGACATTCCGTTTTTGGCAAGAAGTTCTGAGATTCTGTCTTTGTATGTCTTCATAGGAAAACTCCTTTAGGTCAGATTTTAAGTAATTTTTACATAAACGTTAAATTTTTAAACATACAAATATTTAAACGTTTCGTTTATAATTTAAAATGTTTAAATAAAATTGTTTTAATATTTAACGATATGGACGACGATTTAAAAAAACGCTTATTCAAAGAGGTCGTATCTCAATACAAGGGTTTCTTTTGGAGAGATAGGGGACAACAAAGAGCTCTGGCAAAGGAACTAGGACTTAATCCAGCCTCGATTACATATTGGAAGAAACACGGAATACCCAAAAGTTACTTGCCTTATTTCAGGTTGCGTTTCCCTGCTTTGCCAATTTGGAAAGTGTTGAAATAAAAAGGGTCAATACTATGGCTCGCTATAGAAAAATCGATGTCCGAATGTGGAATGACAGGAAGTTTCGAGAACTGTCAGACAACGCAAAGCTGGCATTCATCCTGCTGTTGACGCATCCGGACACCACGCAAATAGGAACGATTCGGACACGAGTCTCAAATCTTGCCGATGAGCTGGGATGGCAACGAGATGCCATGTCACATGCCATCCAAGAAGTCACCTTAAACGGCATGATTGATGCTGACGAGAAGGCAGGGCTCATGGTAATAAACAACTTCCTAAAGTACAACGCACCGTCATCCCCGAACGCATTCAAATCTTGGCGTGAATTGATCGATTTAATGCCCGAATGTGATCTGTTGGATAGGCACGTTGCAAGCCTGAAAGCCTTTGTGGACAGCTTGTCTACTGGCATGAGAAACGCCATCCCCAATGACCTAATGGATGCCATCAAAGATGCCATCTTACGTGTCAACGAGCAACCATCCCGCATCCAGGAACAGGAACAGGAACAGGAAATATATACATGCATCGAAAAGAGCGAAAAACATCCGGAAGTTCCCGAAAATTTCGCGGGGCGTGAGTGTGAAAAACCAGTTTCTCTAAAAACTGAAGCCATTGAGGAAGAACTTCCGCTTGAAGAGCAGGAAGCAAGTGTTTCCGAAAAGGAAATAGTTGAACCGAAGCCAAAAAAGGAAGTCAAGACACAACGCCTCCAGAAACCCGAGGAACTGACTGACGAGTTTTGGCAGGACTTTTTGGCTTATCGAAAGCAAAAGAAGGCGCCGGTAACAGAAAGAGTTATTTCGCTTCTTCGTAAGGAAGCGAAAAAAGCCGGCTGGACGTTGGAAGAGGTCATCAACGAAATGATGGTCCGCAACTGGACGGGTTTCAAGGCCGATTGGGTTAAAGATGATTGGAAAGATCCCAATGCTCATTGGGTCTCTGCTTCTGAATACAACAAAGAACTTCCTCCCGTCACGTATTCAACCGGTGCCAAAAACAAGTTCGTAGAGAAGCTCCATGCCGGCATGAGAGCCTACGACATCAAAGACCTTCCCAACAATAAGGAGCAGAGATGATGTTTGCCGCTGCTGCCGTTGTTCGAGACGATCAGGGTAGAACGTTTTACGAGCATCCGGACGCATTTACGACTACCCAGTTGGTCTTTTTCCCTCGCCTGACTGACAGTGAGTTAGCTCTCTATCAGGCCGATGCGATCTACGAAGATGAAATTGAGGTGTTGCCAAGAAGACGGCCTCAGGTTCCGACAGTTTTGTTTTCGTTCTGTGACGAGCCTAATCACATTAAGGCCGAATTTCTCCGGGGGAAGACCGTTCTGATCGACTTTATCGATGTCGACGATACGCCCGAACTCAGAGAGACCGTCCGCCGATGGATGCTTGAAATCCCTAAAGCTCTACCCGCCGCCGTCATCGTTTCGGTGATGTTCAAAAACAAACAACTGATTGCGTGGAAATTTGACTATGAATCCAAAAAATACAAGCGTTTCGCCTGAGCTTGATGGCTATTGGGGCGATCCGACGGGCGGGGCAGAAATAGAAACTTCTCTGTCTGAATACGAGAGTAGGGCTTACAAGCTCCCTGAGTTTTTCATCAACAAGGACGTTCTTGAGTTTAAGAACGACTTCCAGAACTATCTGGACGCGAAGAAGACTCATGTTGCTAAGTTCACGCTTCCCTTCACGCAAACCAATGAAGGCTGCATCGGTCGACCGATCGATTTTGAATTTCGACCCGGAGAACTGACGGTGTTGGCTGGCGAAAACGGTTCCGGAAAATCTCTGCTGCTTGGGCAGATCGGACTTCACCTCATTTCCTGTGGAGCTTCTCTCTACATAGCTTCGTTTGAAATGGCTCCAGTACGAACGATTGAAAGAATGCTCATGCAGACAGTGTGCAGCACAGACAAAAGGATGATTGAAGAACCTGACGTTGATCTTTTCTTCAAACAATTCGCCTCAAGGATGCGTATCTGTGACCTGCAGAGAAAGGTTTCTCCGGACGAACTATTGCGCCTCCTTGATTCAGCTGTCCGTGACTACAAGTCAGACATCCTCTTTGTTGACTCTTTGATGATGTGTGTCAGAGACGACATGGACAAGAAGGAAACCGATTATGTGATGACCAAACTGGTTGAGTTTGCTCGGACCAACAATGTCCACATTGTCGTTGTGGCCCATTGCCGCAAACGTGGTGATGCCAGTTCAAAAACTTACTCCGTCTTTGATTCAGCTTCAAAAGACTCAATCAAAGGGAGCTCCAACATCACGAATATTGCCTTCAATGTTTTTGTCTTGGCTCGCGATTTCTCCAAGGTCCAAAAGAAGGCCGAAGGAAAAGATGTCGATGACACCAAGCCAGACTTTGTTTTGAACCTTTGCAAGCAGAGAAATGGGGCTTGGGAAGGGTTCATCAAGCTTTGGAGAGACAACGCCAGTCTGAATTTCTGCACGTCGTGGACGCGTGTACCGGTTAGACCGTGGCTGGAGCTAACACAGTCAGCGCCAGCTCCTGAACCGTACTTTTAGGAGGTTTTATGTCAGAGAGTGCATGGCAGTTACTGATGATCATTTTGGCGCCGGTGGTGTTCATCAATCTGGTGCTGTTTGGGCTACTGGTTAGAGCGGCATTTGAGGTTGGGAAGGAGGATAGAAATGGAAAGGCTTGAAGCTCTAGATCGTTACGTGGTCTCTCAACTAGTCGCCCTCCTTATTTGGCTTTTGGTTCAAATCTTTCGTAAGGATTGAGCGTGGACATTTTTGGATATTTTTGTTTGTACCTGAGCTCTTGCTGTTTTGTCGGTTGTTATTTGACAGGGAATGAAATGCACTTCGATTTTGCCAATTTCCTCGCTCTTGTTGGTTGTTCCGGAGGAGCTCTTAGTCTCCTCGACTTTGCATGGTTCGCTCACTACGGATCGAATATTGACTACAGCTTGCCGTTTTTGGCGATGGTTGTAGCAGTCTGTTTCGTTTGCTCTTTCCGGAGGAAGTCTGAATGAGCGGGTGCTGCCTCTACTGCATTCATGCTCAGGCCTTCTGGATAGGACCAGACGGAAAGAAGCATCTGCCTCCAAAACAGTCCTTTGGGGACATGAACATCTACTGCCACCATCCGGATAAAGGTGCTGGCATCGAGTGCTATCCGATCTCGTTTGCTCGTTGTTCTAAGTTCGAGCGAACAACAGACGATCAAATTCAACGCAGGAGAGACTTCTTCTCGCAGTTTGAACGTTGGCCCTCACACGCTCAGATCATCGCTCAACGGAACTCTAATGTTCTGGAAACAGCATCAAAGAATTCAATCAAACAACACAAACCCAATCAGGAGGGATAAATGAAAAGGTTTTTACAAGCAAAAGGAAGGCTCAAGGTCGGTGAAATGAACCGGACCGAGGCGGCCTATCGAGATTATTTGGAATTAGAAAAACACGAAGGGCGCGTACTTGACTATTGGTTTGAGTCGATAAAAGTAAAAATTGCCAATGGTTCTTGCTGGTTTACCCCTGATTTCATGATTCTACGTCCGAATGGATATGTCGAACTCCACGATGTGAAAGGCAGCCCTCGTATTTGGTCAGACGATAGTAAAGTAAAAATGAAAGTGTGCGCCACGGCTTATCCATTCGGCATGTATGTAGTTTTTCCCAAAGGACGTAAAAAAGACAGCGGATGGGATATTCAGGAGGTTGCACCATGAACGAAATTTGGAAAGAAATCCAAGGATATGAAGGATTTTATGAAGTTAGTAACTACGGGAAGGTTCGTTCTATAGATCGCATAGTTAGCTACGAGAATGAAGGACAACCAAGGAAAAAATTTATTAAAGGACGATTATTAAAAGAAAGTCAAGGAACAAACGGTTATTTGTCCGTTAGTCTTTCAAAAGACGCTGTAATAAAGATTTTTGCCATACATCGTCTTGTAGCGATTGCTTTTGTTAAAGGTTTTACAGACCAAAGAAATCATGTAGATCATATTGACGGGGATAAACATAACAATAAATCCGAAAATCTTCGCTGGTGTACAAACCGAGAAAATCACAATTTTGTATTAGCAAAAATTCGTAATAGAGAAGGACAAAAAACAAGCTCTTTGTGCAGAGAAAAGCTCTCAAAAATTCATAAGGCTAATAGAAAGCCTGTTAAGTGCATAGAGACTCAAGAAATCTATTTAAGTTCAGTAATCGCCGCTAAAGAGTTAGGGGTGACGAAGCAGGCGATATGGTATTCAATAAATCGCGGTGGCGCAGTGAAAGGCCGTCACTTCATGGAAGTTGAAAAACCGAAGAAAGAAGGAGGGGGTTGGAATGTTCAGGCATTTTAACGTTGAAGCATTTGTTTTCTGGTGGATCAATTCTGTGATGGCAATCTTCGCCCTTCTTTGGGTCGCTAAGAAGATTGCGGATTTTTTGGAGCACCGCGACAAGCTCAGAAAAAAGGTTGAGTTCTGGGGGCTATCAGCTCTCGGGATTATTTATCTCTACTGCATGTTTAGCTACTTGAGGACTCTTGGATGACAGAAACAGAACAAAAACTCATTGACGATCTCAGACCTCGTTTAGACAACTGGCGCCGGGCATATCGTGACCGTGTTGTTAAAAACGTCTCAATTGCCTACGCGGTAGAGAGAGCTCTCGCATTGACGAGAAACAAGACGGATTTTTCTGAGGATTATTCTGGTCCGGAAGATCGATCTGATGATTTTGGAATGAATGTTGACCAAAGAGACGCAGACTTGCTCAACTTGGTTTGGCAATACCTGGATGTGCCAGGAGCCGAATTTTTGACGATTGGAGAAGGTGGACTAAACGTTAAGACGGCGAAAAACATCATCCTCCTTTATGTGTTTTCCAATAATTATGCTCTGCGTAGAGCTGGGCGGAAAATCTGGAAAGTGAAGGATATAAAACTAGAAGGTTGGATTAAGGAATCTTTGGTTTTCTTTGCTCTTAGGCTTAGAGCCTATGAAGCAGCAAAGGCTAAAGCAGAAAAACAATAAGGGAAAACAGTGCGAATGTCTCAGGTAAAGATGGGATATTCGCCTGATTATTTCTCAACTTGCCCTGATAAAATTTAAAAATTACATACAAACCCTAAGAGATCGAAAATGAATAAAAAATCCCTTTCTGTCCTAGTTGGACTGACTGCTCTTCTATTGGCTGGATGCAAATCTGAAATCACGATGCCAGTCACATACTCAGAAGTTTTTGGCGCTCCGATCATTAAGAATGCCCGATTGGATATTGAAGTTCCGGCATGCAAAGAATACAAGAGCGAGTTGGAAAGTTCTTCTGTCTTAGAGGCCAAGCAAAAAATTAACTACGTTTTCCCCAATGCCACTTATTTGGGGTGCAAGAGAGGAAGCGGGATAGACACTTTTGCCCAGTTTCAACTTCCATTTAAAGTGGGCGGTATTGGGCTGAAGGATTGCAATGCCAATGAGATTTGCGTCGGTTCCTCTCAAAACAATCAGTTCATGAATGTTTTTATTGGGAAAGACATAAAAACCAAGATTGATGAGCTGTCGAGATCTGCCACGATCTACGGTCCTAAGGATGTGAGGGTGAGATTGGTCTTTAAAAATGACACAGATCAATCCCTCGGGATCGATTACATAAGTCTTTTCTTGAGTGATGGGAAAGAAACTATTCCGGTGCATAACGTGAAGAATGCCAAGTTTAACTCTGGGCTAGCCGCATATATGACATTGAGTGACGTAGCCTCTGCCTCTTTGCTCCGGAGGGGCGTGGTTAGTGTAACGAGATTCCCAGATAGAGAATTAAAGGACGTGCAAGCACCGGCTAAGAAATAGCATTTATTGCAATGGGTGTCTCGGTGTGGTATCGTCAATTAGACAATTTCAAGCCTGTGACACTCAGGCGCCGATAGGCTTAATCTGAACGGGTTCCTTGCGGAGGAGCCCGTGTGTCCAAAGAAAAGAGGATACGATGACTAAGCCAATCGATTAGATAAGAGCTCCGATTTCGGGGCTTTTTGTTTTTCGGCCGTTCGCTCAATCTTCGATTGTCCTCCCGTACTCCAAAATCGAATTATTAAAGAACAAGCGGACGGCCAACATTCTCAGCGGTTCCATTGTTGCCCTCAACATTTATCGACAAACCGCACAGCCTCTCGGTGGGCTTAAGCACCGAGCCATTTACAACATCCAGCAAGCCTAGATTCCCAACGGGAAGATGCTCACTCCGCTGGATTTCTAATTCTCCTGACGAGAATGGCGGAGAAAACCGCCTTAACAAACTATCTCCTTGGGGTTGGTTGGAGTGCGCTCGGCTGAAACATGCTGGGCGCACCTTTTTAACGCTATGAAAGAATCTGAACTCAAAATTCTCTACAGACCGGTTAATGACCTGATTCCGTACGCAAATAATGCCCGGACGCATTCAGAGGAGCAGGTGAATCAAATCGCCAGTTCGATCAAGGAATTTGGGTTCAACAATCCTGTCTTGGTTGACGAGCAGAGCGGAGTGATTGCCGGGCATGGACGCTTGAAGGCGGCTAAGAAACTTGGGCTGAAGGTAATACCGACAATTGAATTAACCGGGTTGTCTGAGGCTCAGAAGAAGGCTTTCATCCTCGCGGACAATCGAATTGCTCTTAATTCTGGTTGGGACATTGACCTCTTGAGAATAGAGCTGCAGGAATTGCAGGATACAGATTTGGCACCGGTCACTGGTTTTTCCGACGAAGAGTTGAATGCTTTGTTGAGTGGAACTACCGAACCCGCTGAGGAAAAACCGGAAAAAGAGGAACCCGAGGCAGACAGCTTTAATCTGACGCTCTCAATTCCGATCGAGTACAAAGATCAGGTTCAGGATTTCGTTAAAAGTTTCGGACCCGAAGATTTAATTCAGAAGATCATCGATATGACCAGTTAACTACAGGCAGGTTGAAGGCATGGAAGAAAAAGTTCAAAAGAAGCGGACTCGTCCACGCATTCAAATCGACCTAGAGAAGGTTGAACAACTGGCTCAGGTTTGTGACAACGAGGAAGAGATAGCTCTCGCGCTCGGGATTAGTTATCGAACCTTACAGAATCGAAAAAAAGATTTTGCGAATTTTGCGACCGCTATAAAAAAGGGAAAGGCTAAGGCCAACGCCTTTGTTGGCGGAAAGTTGATGGCTCTCATTCGAGAGGGAAATCCGGCAGCGACCATTTTTTACATGAAAAGCCGCTGTGGGTGGAAAGAGACTGACAGGAAGGAGATCACTGGAAAAGACGGTGAACCGGTCAAGGTCGATAAAGTTAACCAGCTGGATCTAAGCAAGCTCACCTTGGAACAGTTAGACGCGCTGGAGGGTATTGTGAATGCGGCTTCCAACGATAAAGGAGATCAGGATAGCTAAGGCCCGTAAATCGCTTGCACATTTCACTACGTACACTAAGCCCGATTACCTAATGGGATGGGTACATAAGGAAATTTGTGACATGCTCGACGAGTTTCTAGAAGCTGTTAAAGAGAAGAAGTCTCCGAGGCTGATAATTACTTTACCCCCTCGTTCGGGTAAGAGTGAGCTTGTTTCGCGCCGTTTCCCTGCCTACGCCTTCGGACGTTTTCCTGATCTGAAGATTATCGCTACATCCTACAGCGCTGACTTATCTCAGCGTTTTAATCGTGACGTTCAGCGGATTATCGATGACGAAAAATATCAAGAGGTATTCCCGGAAACGACGCTAAATGGCTCGCGAGGGTCGTACATTCGGACATCCGATTTATTTGAGATTGTCGGTCATGTCGGCGCCTATCGCTCATGCGGCGTCGGAGGCGGTATTACGGGCCAGGGCGCTGACATTCTGATTATCGATGACCCGATTAAGGATAGAGCTCAAGCAGGTTCTAAAACGATACGAGACTCCATTTGGGACTGGTACACATCGACCGCATACACTCGACTGTCTCCCGGAGGTGGAGTCATCGTAATGGCCACTCGTTGGCATACCGATGACCTGATTGGTCGACTGATCCAGAGAATGGGAGAGGGCGATACGTTCCGGATCGTAAATTATCCGGCGATCGCCGAGCATGACGAATTGCACCGCAAAGCTGGGGAAGCTCTGCATCCTGAACGGTATCCGCTTTCAACTCTGCTGCAAATCAAGAAAACGATAGGCAGTAGAGATTGGGAGGCGCTATATCAGCAGCACCCAGTTCCCGACGGCGGTGCTTTGTTCAAGCTTGAATGGTTTAGAAGATGGACAGCATCAAGCCTGCCTCCAGAGTTTGACCATACGCTCATGTCGTGGGATATGACATTCAAAGACTCCAAAAACTCCGACTACGTGGTAGGGCAGGTTTGGGGCAAAAAAGGACCGAATTTTTACCTGCTTGATCAAGTTCGAGGCCAATGGGATTTTGTGAAGACAAAAGAGATGGTCCGAGTTCTTGCACAGAAGTGGCCGCGTGTTGTCCGGAAGCTGGTTGAAGACAAGGCTAACGGATCGGCGGTGATCTCTGAGTTGAAATCTACGGTTTCGGGATTTGTCCCGATAACGCCCACCGAATCAAAGGAGGCAAGGGCATCGTCCGTCACTCCGTACTTTGAGGCAGGGAATGTTTTTATTCCGGAAGACACCGCCGCACCTTGGGTGCCGCATTACGTCAGTGAATTGCTTGAGTTTCCTGCGGGTTCTCACGATGACCAGGTAGATAGCACAACTCAGGCATTGAACTATTTTCGCAACGGCTCAGGCGTCATTTTGACTAGAGAACAGATGCAGCAGGCACGTTTTAGATTTTGAAAATCATGAATCAACTAGACGAAAACAAACGCCGAAAGATCAATCAAAAGATCATCGATGCAGCAGGCTCTCGCTTCGTGCCTCCTAGAACATCGTTCTCTCAGGAGGAGGCTAAAACGCTCTTTTATCCTCCGATCACGTTGAACACCAAAGAGCCGGAGAAAGAGGACTCTCGCTTCACGAACGATGCCGCGATTGGCTCGAGTTTCAATGCGTACTATGCATCTTTGACACAGCACGCGTTGGATTTAGGCCAGTTCCCGATGACATCGTTTGTCGGCTACGGCGTACTGCAGAATATCGCCCAGAACGGCATGATCCGCACCTGCATTCAGACTGTTGCGGATGATATGTGCCGGGAATGGATTCAGATTGAAGGCGGTGAAGACGAATCTGCGGATAACGTTAAGAAGCTCCAAGATCTGCAGGAGAACAAATATCGACTGAGGAAGCTCTTTAATGAAGCTCTGAGCATCGTTGGCTTTATGGGCGGGGCTTTCATCTTTGTTGACACGGGTGCCGAAGGAGAGGCTCTAAAGCTCCCCCTTAATTTCTCTGACAAGTCAGCAGAACTGGTAGGCGAGGATAAAACAGTCAAATTTATCGTTATCGATCCGGTGAATGTTTCGCCTGGTTTCTACAATGCCAGCCAACCGCTCAAAGACGATTATTTGAAGCCAAGATCTTGGTTCGTTCTTGGCCAAGAGGTGCATGCATCCCGTCTTATTCGACTGGTTGACAATGAACCTCCGTTACTTCTTCGTCCTGCATACAACTTTCTTGGCATTCCTCAAGCTCAGATCCTTTGGGATTATGTGCTGCACTGGAACAAAGCCAGAGAAACGGGCGTCAGTATTCTGGAGAAACTCAATCTCACGGTATTCAAAACCAATTTTTCTGAGGCGTTTGAGGCAGGCGGAATTGAGCAGTTAGACGCGAAGATGATGCTCTTACAGCGTTATCGCTCGAATGAGGCCATTTTTGCCTGTGATTCTTCCGAGGACCTGCAGAACATCACTCTGACGATTTCAGGAGTTGAAGGGATCATCAGGCAGGCATTGGAATTCATTGCGGCAATCAATCGCACGCCTGCGGTCAAGCTTCTCGGAATCTCTCCGAGTGGTTTCAACGCGACAGGTCAGAGCGATATCCGGAACTATTACGACCATATCAAGTCGAAACAAGAGCTCAATCGAGACGCAATTCAAACTGTCCTGAAAGCTATCCAGTTGGTCGAGTTTGGTCATGTTGATCCGTCCATTTCCTTCAAGTTCAATGAGCTTGGAGAGGCAGATGCCGCTGCTACAGCAATCACAGCTAAGACAAAGGTCGACATGTTGGCTGTGCTGCAGGACCGCAATGTTCTGAGTGCTGAAGAGGTTCGTGAGTTTGTTCGTCGCGATTCCGATATGGGTTTGGACTTTATTCCGGAAGAATTGCCGGAAGGGATGGAAGGCGAACTCATGACAGACGATCCTAGTCAGCAGAATGAGCTGATGAACAACTTCCTGAAACAGCGATCGGCTGAGAATGTGGCGCCGGCGCCGAAGACTGATGAAGATAAAGCTGGAGAGATTTTCTAATGAAGACTGCTCGTTCCGTTCAACCGAACCTAGGCAGACAAGCAAAGTTCAAAAAGAAGCTCGATACCTTCTTGAAGTCCTTCAGAAATAGGATTCTCAACGAGATTCTTCTTTATCTGTCTGAAGCAGGGGGATTGACCGAGGACGCTTCCTTAACGTTTCGTCCGGACGATCCCCTTGATCGAGCAAGACTTCGGAACATCAAAGAAAAAATCAACCGCTTGGTTCTTCGTGACCCAGATCGTTTCCGTCGCAATGTTGATGACTTCATTGCCCGCAACATGGGCAACTGGATGAGAACGGCGGATCGAGAAACACGTCAGATTGCTGAGTGGTACGTGAAAAACCTTGCCGCCGATGTCTCGACAGCTCAGAGAGCATCTCTAAAAGCGGCGGGCATTCCTGATTCAGTTTTTGCTTACGAGATGAGGCAGACGCGCAGGCACTTCTTCATCACTCCTCAGGCAATAAATGAACTGCCGGGGATGGTGGCTGACACGACTAGCCTCATAAGCAACATTACAACATCCGAGCTGACAAATATTCGCTCTGCTTTTATGGATGCTTACGAAGGTCATGGCACGTATTCGCAGATTGTCGAGGCCCTGGGCCGTTCATCTTCCTTTACGGCTCAACGAGCTCAGCGGGTAGCGATTGACCAAACGCTAAAACTGAATCAACAGATTCAGCAAGCTAACTGCAAAGGTTTAGGAATTACTCGCGGAGTTTGGATTCACGTTCCTGGGAAATACACCAGTCGGGAGAGTCACATTGAGATGAATGGGAAAGAGTTTGATCTTTCTAAAGGACTATACGACAAAGAAGTTGGAAGAAATGTAATGCCCGGTGAACTTTATTGGTGTAGGTGCCAGTTCCGTTCAATTCTTCCTGAGTAATAGGAATCTTTAACAATGCCAGACGACATCAAGTTCCGGAAAACCGATAATAATCAAACTATAGCAATCAAAAATGGCGAGATTGTTGGAGGAGCAGGAACCAGCGTGGGGCCGGATAAGCTTCCAAGTTTTGAAGTTTTTAGAAAGAATCATGAAGGGCAGTCTCCGGCTAAAACGGCAACGAAATACGTCCAAGAGTATTACTGCAGAGGTATTAAGGCAGTAGAGAATCCGGGAGGGCTTCCCGTTGCAAACCGTATTGTTTTTACTACGAACGGAGCAAAAGAAACGGGGAATTCAATTGCGGACAACAAAATGCTTGCGTTGCCGTATCTTGCACATATTTATCGTACTGGAGAATACCTAGGGAGCTCTTCTCGATTAAAGGAAAAACACACCGATGTCGAGAAATTTCATTACACCCGCAAAATTGTCCCCATAGACGGGAAAAAGTATGAAGTAACGCTTTGTTCTAAAGAAATGAACAAAAAAGTGGGTGGAGACCTCTTTAAGCATTATTTAATTGATAAGGCCGATGCCATAGATAGTAAAAAGGCCTCGTACCGTACCGATCTGAAATCAAAATCCAGGAGTACGGAAGAGGCCGATCGCAACCCCCAAGAAACTCCCATAACAGGAAGGGGCGTATCACGATGTACCGATATTTTAGCCCATGACGAAAAAACAGGTAAGGGGGACTTTGAATTTTATGGGTTAGAGGTGAAAGAAGTGGCGAGTAACAATGACAGCAGAAGTGTTGCACTTGACTCTACTAGTGTCAGGACCGTAGATGACAATGGATTTCTCCATGTCGAAAAATCTCCCCTAACAAGAGTTCAAGTTGCTCCGTATTACGGGAAGGAGATCGCAGGCTGGCGAGAGCTCGGACTTGATCCAGAAAGGATCTATCACGCTTATCGACCGCCTGAAGAACTCAGTTCCCCTGAAACTATTCAATCGATAAACGGTATTCCGATTCATCTTGAACATCACGATGATCACGGAGCCCCTGAGAACAAACAGACTCGGGTCGGCACTACCGGAACGGACGGAGCTTTTGAGGCTCCGTTTTTAGTTAACTCTCTCCATATTTATGACAAGGACGCCCGGAGCCGAATCGAAGACGGTTCAATGCGGGAGCTGAGTCTTGCATACACGTTCGAACCTGACTTCACGCCGGGTGAGACACCAGATGGAGAGAAATACGACTATGTGCAACGCAAGATCAGAGCGAACCATCTTGCGCTTGTGGAAACTGGGCGCGATGGGCCTGAGGTAAGAGTTCGCGATTCTAATAAGGACTTTCTCAATATGGAAAAAGATGACGCTGTTGAGCAGGCTGAAGTGACGTTAGCAAAGGCGATTATCGATTTGCATTCCGTTGATCCCAACGGGAAAATCGTTGACGGCGCTCAAGATGATGACAAAGACGCGATGATTCAAAAAATCATCGATGGACTGAAGGCAAAAGGTCTGACGGACGAAGAAGCTGAAAAGCTGAAAACAACTCTGTCTGACTTGGCCTACTCTCAGGCTACAGGAGACGAAGATCCTAAGCCCGACGATCAAAAGGAGGCTCAGGATGACGATCCGGAGCTCGATGAAAAGATGAAGGATCCGAACTTCAAGGCTGGTTTTGAGGCTGGCGTCCTTTACGGCGAAAAACGTGAAAAGGACGATCCTAAACGACTCGATTCTGATCATGAACGTGAAGGCGAAGAACGCTATCTCGAAAAGGAAGCAGCAGACGCCTTGAAATCTTGTGGCCTTGACGAAGCTTCTGAAGAAGAGAAGAAGGCTTTTGCGGCCGGATTGAATTACGCCCAGAAGAAAGATGAAGGCGCACAGGATGAAGATCCGAAACCTGAAGACGGCAAGGAAGAGAAGAGCTCTGCTTCTGACTCCATGAAGGTTCTCAGAAACGCCATCTACTCTGAACTGGCCGCAATCGAAGAAGTCAAGCCGGTGTTAGGTGTTATCCGTGCCGGATCCTATGACTCTGCAGGTTCCATCTATGTGGCAGCACTCAAGAAACTCGGTTTGAAAAACATCTCCGCGTCCGAAGCTCGTTCTGCGTACCGCGCCTATATGCAAGGCCGAAAGGCCTTAGCTGGTGCGAAAGACTCCGGCGCCAAGGTGACCGAGAAGCCGACTGCCGTCAGCGCAATTTTGAACAATGTTAAATAAATAGGAGATTTTTTGATGCTTCAAAAATCTGTAGGTCTCTATCCTGCTATCGGTATTCCGGGACAGCAGGTTGCATTCAATCAGGCCGTCTACACGCCTCAGAACTATTTGTCTGACGGTACTGTCCAGTGCGGTGGTTTTGCGTTTGCTGTGGCCGCCTCCACAACCGGAACAGCAGTGAAATTCCCGATCGCCTCTTTGACGGGCTCTGCAGGAGACAAGCCGATCGGATTTGTTGAGCGCACGTTCACCGCGTCCATCGAGCTGGGCACAGATACTCCGGATATTTATCCGAAGGGCTCTGAGCTGACGATTGCCGTTCGAGGTGATTACTACATCGTTGCTCCCGCAGCCGCCACGGTCGGTCAGGCGGTTCTTTGTAATCCGACTACCGGCGCCATCACTTTTGGCACCGCCGGCGCCACAAATGACACCGGTTGGACAGTTCAGACGGCTGGCGCAAAGGGCGACACGATCATCATTTCCAATCACGGCCTCGGTTATCAGCCTGCCGCGACCGGATCCTAATCTGAGGTAAAAAATGAACGATTTTGAATTAGCAAAACAAAAGGGCGTGCATGGTGTGGAAGCAAAGGGATTCATGTCCTATTCCACCGACGCAAAGGGCAAGATCAACGTCGACTACGATGCAACGGTTAAGGCAATGGCTCGAGATGCCGCATTGCAGACTCCTGTGTCTGTCGGTGTTCCGTCCGTCTTCACGACATTCATTGACCCGCAGGTCGTCCCCATTCTCTTTGCCGCCCAGAACGCTACTAAGATTTTCGGCGAAGAACGCAAGGGCGATTGGACTGACAATTTCTTCACCTTCCCGGTCGAAGAGTATGCCGGCAATGTAACTCCTTACTCTGACTTCGCAGAGAACGTCTCCACAGACGTGAACGTGGAGTACCCGACTCGTGAAAACTTCCTGTTCCAGACCGTCATCAAGTATGGCGACCGCGAAGTCGGTCTTGCGGCCAAGGCCAAGTTGAATGTTGTTTCTTCTAAACAACAGGCTTCTGCTTACGTGATGGCAATGGCTCACAACAAGTTTGCGCTTTATGGTGTCGAAGGTAAGAAGGTCTACGGTCTGTTAAATGACCCGAACTTGAATGCTTCGATTTCCCCGATCTCCATCACTACAGGATCTACCGCTAACTCTACGTGGGCGGCAAAGTGCGCAGCACAGCCTGAGAAGACTGCCAACATTGTCTATAACGACATTAACAAGCTTTGGGCTGAAATTAGCAAGAATAACGGCGGTTTGGTTGATCAGAACTCCCGCATCGTTCTCGCTGTCAGTAACACCAGAGCTCCGTACTTGACCGAACCGAACAGTTTCGGTCTTACAGCTATGACCATGCTCAAGCAGTCCTTCCCCAACATCGAGGTTGTTCAGCTTCCTGAGTTGACCACGACTGCAGGTGAAATGCTGTACATGACCGTTCCTGATCTGTTTGGCATTGAAACCGGTATCTGCGCATTCTCTGAGAAATATTTCTTGGGTCGTGTGGTTCCGGAAATGTCCAGCTACAAGCAGAAAGTGGTGGGCGGAACTTGGGGCGCTGTTATTCGTCGTCCCAGCCTCGTCGCAACAATGCTTGGCATCTAACCTGAACTAACCAGCTATGGAGGCCCGAGAGATCGGGCCTCTTTCTTAGGAGATTGAAAATAATGGCTCGAACCAACACAACTCAGAAAGCAACATCCGGAAAGGTTGTCGCAGACAATTTCAGCAACACTCAGAAGAAGAGCGCTGCTAAAACTCAGTCCACTGTGATCATTGCTTGCACTCTTGCACACGGCCTCAAATTTGACGATGTGCCGAACGGTAATGGCGGAACAAAGACGATCATCTTCCCCGGAGTTAATGATTCGCTTAGAGGAAAACGTGACGGGATCCTGCTGGGCAAGGGAAACTCGGTTGCGTTCCAGATCGACAAAGAAGACTGGGAAAACATCATTCGTATGCATGGTCAAGAAGCTGTGTTCACAGGAGTGAATGGCGGTCTTCCGTGCCTGATGGAGATGAAATCAGTTCAAGAATTCAGAAGCCGCGAGGACGAACTAAAGGAAGCATCTCACGGCCTCAATCCGATCGATCCTGAATCGGTCAACGTTGAAGAAGTTAAGAACGAAGAAGGTTAACAAAATGGCTGTCGTCGTCTTTGATCCTGAAAAATTTCGAATCCTTCATCCTGCGTTTTCGGATGAAGTTAAATTCCCAGACGAAACTCTCCAGTTCTACTTTGATTTGGCGGTTGAGTTTGTAGGGAATACGGACGCCGACAGCTTTGCTCCCTACGATCCGGACAACAAGATCTATACAAGGGAGCGGCTCCTGGATTTGGCAACCTGTCATCTGCTAACCCTCAGCCAGCAGCCGAATGGTCAGGTTGGCAGGATTGCTAGTGCTACGCAGGGAAGTGTGAGTACCAGTTTTGACCTTCTGAAAACGAATACTTTTGTCGGAGATTGGTGGGCTCAAACCCAATGCGGCGCCATGTACTGGACGCTGACTGCCAAATACCGAATCGGCGGCAGAGTTTATCCGGGAAACAATTACCATCCGTGGGGATGATGATGGGCATCAACATCACATCTAACAATGCGTTCAAAAAGCTGTCAGAGAAACTTAAGGCCGACAGCAATAAAAAGCTAGAGGTCGGAATAATGATTCCGGACATTGCCAGCATTGGGATGTATTTGGAATATGGGTGGACCCAATCAGTGACGAGTAAGCAAGGACACTATCTGTCAGCCCAGCTAGGACTTCCTCCGAACAGCAAGTTCACGACCCTGTACATGCCTCCGCGTCCGTTTATGCGAGCCACCTACGCTCAAAAACGAATGGATTGGCAGGTGAAATTTAGGTCTCGCTTCCTAAAAACGTTCGACATAAAGCATTCGTTAGGTGTCATGGGGCAAATGGCCACCGACGATATCAAGCAAACGATCCGAGAAGCAGGTATTCCGGCAGGTTCATTTCCCAAACGATCAGAGCTAACGATGGCACTGATGCAGGCAAGAGGAGAAATGGACAAGGCCAAGAAAGCTAAAGGGAAAGGCACTCTACCTAACAACGTGATGACCACAAAGCCTTTGACGCTGAGTGGCGTCTTGCAAAGCTCTATAACTTGGAAGGTTTCCTAATGTCTCTCAACCTACACGCAATTGTCCGCCAGGCGATTAACGCCAACTATGCAGACGAAACCTTCAAGCTGTATCGATCGGTCGGCCAAAAGAATGTAGGAGGGATCGTCCAAGCGTATTACGCACCAGCAGAGGAGATTCAAGGAAATTTACAAAGTGAAGGCGATAGCGCTCTTGATCATGCCAACTTAGCCGGACAGAACACCATCATCCGGCGCCTGTACCTCTACGCATCGAGCGACCAGAAGCAGCGGCCGTGGGCAATCTATAGACCACTAGCAAGGTCGGGAGATTATGTCGAAGACTCTAAGGGAGGCCAGTGGCTGATCACTGCGGTGATCGAGGATTTTTCGGACGCTGGTTGGGAGGCGGTCCGCTGCACATTCCAAACCACGCCTCAGAAACTGAATATCGCAGAGAATGAAGATGAAAGCACAAAACCTGACCCCGAACATCCGGACAGTGATCCAAGAATTTCTTGAGATATTTGCAGTTCCGGAAGTGGCGCCGGAAAACATTTTCTACGGTAACCAGAACAATCTGGCATTGCCTCCTGAAGGGAACGATTACGTCATCTATTCCTACATCTCAAGCGTGCGACACGGGACGAGTGCCGAGGATTGGGAGAAGGACCAAACCGATGACAATGTTTACCTCTCAACGACTATAGAGGTTTTGGTTCAGGTCGATTGCTACGCTTCGACGCTAAACGGCTCTGATGGCATGAATGCGATGCTGAGAGCTCAGGCCTTGGAGACAGTATGCAGGTCTCAGGTCGGCGTGCAGTTTTTCGTTGATAGAGGAATCAGCCTGCTTCATGCGGATGATCCGAGAGACACAACCATCATCGGGGACTCCGATAACTATGTACGAAGATCAACGCTGATGATCCACCTCAGCATGCAGAGCCAGATCAAAGTTTCTATGAGCTTCTTTAATGCGGTTAATGTGGACCTGAAAAACGTTGATGTGAGCTACCCGCCGTAAAACAAAACCTTTCCAAATCTTATAATGTTTTCAACGAAATGCTTAAGGATTTGGTATCCCATAGCAAGGAAAAACAATGGACAAAAAAGAAGTCGATCGGCTGATGTCTCTCTCTAACGAGGAACTCTATGACAAATATGAGGAGAAATTTGGAGAGATTCCAATTCTCCATGCTTGGGGGAGTCTTTATCCGGTGAACGAAGAGGAAAAACTTCGAGTGGTGGAGGCTTACTTAAGCGGAACACCTATAGAAGACCCTAAACCTTTGCCTAAAGGAGCCGTGTATTAACGGCCTCTAAATTGGTGTAGCTCTCAGCTAGCACCTCAGCAATTATCGTCAGCGCCTTAACGGGCGCTTTTTTATTTTGAGGAAAAATATGTCAATCAATGCTAATCGATTGGTTTCTATCACCCCTCGCATCATTGGAGCTGGGAGCGCCGATCTTGAAACAAACGGTCTGCTGCTGACCCAGAATGCTCTGATTCCTGCAGATTCTCCGGCACTGGAATTTGTGACAGCTGCCGCTGTCGGGAATTATTTTGGTGCGGAATCTCCTGAGGCGGACTTTGCCAATCAATATTTCTCAGGAGTGAACAATCAGCAGAAGGCGATTAACCGTCTTTTTGTGGCCCGTAGAATCAATGCAGATGCCGCCGCTTGGATTAAGTCTGCTCCGATCACAGCGCAACTTTCTGAACTGACAGCCATTAAGACCGGTTCCCTGACGATTTCGGTCAACGGCACAGAAAAAGAAGTCGTGAACCTCGATTTCTCTACGGCTAAGTCTTTCAGTGACGTTGCAACCGAGCTGGCTTCTGCAGTTGGAGCGGTTTCCGGCGCCTTCAATTCTGATCAAAATGCCATCATTCTGACCACTACAGAGACAGGCGATACGGCTTCAATCTCCTTCGCTACAAAGGCGACCACTGGAACGGATGTATCTGCATTGCTCGGACTGACAGAGGATTCCGGTGCCGTTCTCTCTCAAGGTTCCGATGCTCTGACACCTGCTCAGAACATGAATCTTGTGACCTCTGTTTCTCGAAACTGGGTCGGATTCACGACTCTTTATGCAACTGAGGTGGCAGAGGCTTCCGCTTTAGCGGCTTGGGCAGACATTGATGATGACTACGTGTACTTTGATTGGTCCACAGACACAAAGATGCTGGATCAATCTACCCAGTCCACGACGAAAGCCGCCCAGTTAGCTGAAAGTAATTACAACTGTTTGGCGATGGTTTACGGTACCGCTCAGGATGCCGCGGCATTCCTTGCAGTTGGCGCCTCTATTGATTGGTCCGCTATCCAAGGCATTAAGACGTGGTTTGCGAAGTCGGCTTCCGGAATTAAGGCTTCCGTTCTCAGCGACGAAGTGGCTGAAGCATTGGATGATCTCAAGGTCAATTACGTGGGTGCATTCGCAACACGTAACGCTGAGTTTGATTTCATTAACCGTGGCTGCCTGCTCTCCGGAATTTATCAATGGATTGATGCCCTTTACGGCATGATTTGGTTCAAGGCCCGCATCCAGCGTCAGATTATGGACGGCTTCGCGGCAATCAATCGCGCTCCCTACAACGCCATCGGTTTTGCTTATGTCGAGGCATGGTTGCTCGATCCCATCAATGATGCCAAGCGCAATGGCGTGATTGATACAGGCCTAGCACTGTCCAACTCCCAGATTCAGCAATTGTTGACGGAAACCAACAACTCAACGATCAAACAGGATCTCTACTCAAAAGGTTATTGGTACCTTATTGAATCTCCGTCGGCAAATGTGAGAACCCAGCGAGGAAGCCCTCGTTTGGGACTTTGGTACACCTATGCCGGTAGCATCCAACGAATTGAGATGCCTTTGACAGCCGTCATGTAATCAAAATTTCACAACCGCAAAGACCCGTCGTGATGGCGGGTTTTTCATTTAGGAAAGAATAAAAATGCCCGTACAAAACTTTGACATCACATCCGCCAATGCGTCAGCAGTGATGACGATTGAAGAGCTTTACCCGAACGGTCTGAAACTGGAAAGATTCTCCACAGATGCGGCTATTGTTGCCGATTCCCAGCAGGTTGCCGAGACCAGAATGGGTGTCGACGGTCGTATGGCTGCAGGCGTCACACCGAATATTTATCCGGTCACAATCACGCTGGAAGCAAACTCTCCGACAGCGGCCGCATTTACAACGTTGTTTGAGGCTATGAGCTCAAATAAACAGCTTTACGTTTGCAATCTGACAATCAAGATTCCATCAATTGGCAAGACCTACCAGTTCTCCAACGGTGTATTGCAGACAGCAAACCCGATGCCCGGACTTAATAAAGTCTTGGCTGCCACGACCTGGGTATTCCACTTCGAGTCTATGGAGCGCATCTAAATGAGAGATCCGGTTATCTTCAAAACGACAGACGGCGATAAGCAGCTGACGTTCAAAATTTACCCGTTCCCAGCAACGAAATCAGAAGACCTCTTAATCCGGATTCTCCTGTTGACAGGAAAAAACCTCGATTTAGACGCCTCTGTTTCGTATAAAGAGATTATCAGAGCGTTAGCATCCGTCCCTCACATGGAAGCGAAGGCCCTCTTGGATGAGCTTCTGACTGGTGTGTATAAGGTTGATGGCAACAATGAGCGTCAATTTTCGTATGACGATGCCGACGGCTACATTAGTAACCCGATGACCTTGATCCGCCTTCGTGTGGAATCCCTGAAGGTGAATTTCAGTTTTTTTCAAAATTTCGGGAAACTGTTCTCCCACGCAGAGCCGAGTTCCTAGCAGATTGCGCGAAGGTTCGGGGAGTTGCCCAAGTTAGCAACTTCCCGCCTTTGTTCTCCCGGCTTATATCCGGAGGAATGGCAACCCTCACGGAGTTGCAGACAACGATCACGCTTGAAGAAGCGTACCAGCTCGATGAGATCCTTCTAGTCAAAAACTACAACGCGTGGCTTGCAAATAAATCGGATTAGAAAATGGCAAAAACAACTGACAGTCTGTTAATCGACATTGGTTTAAATGCCGATGGGATCATTGAGTTTTTCGATAGTCTCTCAAAGAAGATCGATTTCTTGATCAAAAAGTCTGCGGATGCCGGAGACAATCTTGATGAACTTCTGGGCAACCCGATTGGCGATCAAACGGCTGCGGCAGTCGAATCAGTCAAAAATAATTCTGATGCTGCTACTGCTTCAATGAGGCAAGCTTCTCAAGCAGGTCAAAAGGCTGGAAAAGACATTGAGAAGGGGGCCAAACAGGGATCTCAGGCCCTGCAAAAACTCGACTCAATGGCCTCAAAGGTCTTCTCTGCAATAAAGGGATATGCCGGTCCCTTGGCGGCCATGTTCGGCGCCAAGATGATGTTCACGAACTTCATTGATGAGGGCGATAAGTTAGACAAGCTCTCAAAAGAAGTCCGGATGAACGTCTCTGAGTTGGATGCTTGGAGAAAAGCGAATGTGGCTGCGGGAGGTTCTGCAGATGCGTTCACTAATGCTCTGAAATCGTTCACCGACCGCACCGGCGCCAGCGCGTCTGTTTTCCTGCGCATGGGAAAACAGCTCAATGGCATGAATGATGCCCAGGCCAACTATGCCCTGAAGTATCTCGGCCTGACCCGGGAAAGTGCTGCGGTGTTCCTTCAGAACAACAAGCAAATGAACGAGCTTGTTGGGAAGTACCGGCAAATGGCCCTGTCTCCTAAAGACGCGGAAAACGCCAGACGGTTCAAAATCCAATGGGAAATCACAACCATGTCGATGAAGAACCTCGGCAATCAAGTTGCCAAGGTGTTTCTTCCGTACATCGATAAGGGGATGAAAAAATTTGGTGACTTCACAGACTTTGTTGCTCAGCACAGTGAATTCATCAAAATAGCACTGGAATTGGTTGCGGGAGCCGCGGCAATAGCTTTGGGTCCGAAGTCGGCGTTAATGCTGGGTGGAAAGGCCTTAGGTTTATTAGCCAGTCCTGTTGGGTTGGTTGTTGCCGGCATAGTTGCTTTAGCCCTTGCATTAGATGATCTAATCAGTTTTGCAAAAGGCGGACCAAGCGCGTTTGAAGACTTGCTCAGATCAATGGGCACGTCTGACGACGAAATCAAAGAGCTTCGCAAGAGCTTCCAAGATGCGTGGAAAGCCATCCAAGATCTGATGGACGCGCTAAAGCCTGTCGGAGATCTTTTCCTGAAGGCTTTCGGATCGGTCATCAAGGTAGCAGTTGAGACAATCGTTCTGACGATAGGAAAGGTTGCTGAAGTTATCGCGAAGGTCATCAACTCTGTATCTGGATTAAGGGATAAGTTTGTTGGCGCCTTTGAATCTATCAAAAGCAGCATTCAGCCGATCGTTGACTGGATCTCCAGTGCCTTGTCAGACATCACAAATTTTGAAATGCCTTCGTGGGTTAATCCCATGAACTGGTTCGGAAGTGATGACAAGAAGAAGGCAGTGGTTGCACCGGCTGGAGCAACTGCTGGAAATGCCGGAGGAGTCGTCAAAGAAAAAGGCAGAACGACAAACATAAACTCTCCGATTTCCAACCAGACTGTAGTCAATTTCAACGGAAATCCAGACAAGGAACAAGTTATTCAAGGAGTTAATCAAGGTGTCTCTCAGGCCATGCAAGGATCTACAGACATGTTGAATAACGCTGCTTCGGGGGTTGATTTCTGATGGCGTCTATAAATTCAATCATGGGATTGTCGTGGGCAGTAGTTGGAAACAACCTGCTTCCGTTTATTCCCTACGTTTCGATTGCTGCAGTTGACGCAGACCAGAGTTCTCGGATTCCGACCGAACCGATCGAAAAGGGCCAGTTAGCCGCTTACAACATTGTGCGTGAACCTGAGCGTGTAAACGTCGAATTTTTGTTCAATGGAAGCTATGCCGTTCAGGTTTTAGCGCTCGCAATGTTAGACCGGAGGATGAACAGTACAGACACTTGTACGATTTTTTCTCCGGCAAAAATCTGGCGAAATATGGCTTTGGAGCACTATGACTTCTCCAGAACTCAGACATCTAATGCTTGTATGTTGTCGATACACGCCTCTTTCGTTGAGATCATCACGGTCAACCTAAACCAGCAGAAAATCGCTTATTCACCAAAGCGAGCGACTTCTGCAGTCAAGGTTAATACAGGGCAGGCTCAAACAAAACCGACGATGGCTCAAAGCTTGATCAAATGGGCTGGAGGCCTGGGCAAGTAGAAACCTTTTTAACCATCTGGTTGCAATGGTGGTGGAACATGATTCAAATCAATATTTCAGCCCTTCCGTGGCAAGAGTTTTCTGTCGTGTTGGACGGTCAGAATTGTGTCATCAGCCTGAGGCAAGTGGCCGAGCACATGTACTGCAATTTGACATGTGAAGAAGTCGAGATATTTAAAGGGCGCAAGGTTTGCGTGGAAACGGACATCAATACTTATCCTTCTCCGAACTTTAAAGGCAAACTCAGAATGATCGACACTTTGGGCAACTCAGATCCTCAATATGAAGGCTTAAACGACCGATGGATCCTTGTGTATGCAAGCGAGGTTTTAAATGGTGCTCAATGAGACTACTTACACACAGAAAGACATTGCTGTAACGGTCGCTATGGACGGACAAGAAGCAATCACTTTCAAAGATTTTGCGGTGTCTGTCTCCATTGATAAATCAGGTTGTCCGGCATATCCAAAAGCTTCAGTTGTTCTGAAAGGATTGTCTCTGAACACAATGGAGCGTCTGACGCATCTCGGCTTTAAGTCCTTTTCTTTGAAGCGGAACAAAATCAATATTTCTGCAGGACAGAAAGGGAAGACCTTATCAGTTATTTTCAAAGGCGAGATCATCAATGCTTGGGCGGACTTCAATACAGCTCCGAGTCCAGTGTTCAAGATCGAGGCAAATTGTGGCCTTTTTCCCGCTTTAATTCCTCAACCTCCGATTTCTGTCACAGGTAACCAAACCGTTTCAGGCTTGATTGAGCAGATTTCAAAAGAAGTCGGGTACGTCCTCGAAAACAATGAAGTCACGGCTTCAATCCGAGATTGCATTATCAACGGGGACCCAGTGACAAAAATGCGTCGAATTGCCGATGCAGTTGGTGCAAATCTCTTATTTGATGATGAGAAAGTTGTTCTCATGCCGAAGAAAGGAAGCCGGAAGACACAAGGCGAATTGCCATTGATTAACTCCTCCAACGGCATGATTGGTTATCCAACATTCTCGAACAATGGGATCAACGTCTCATGTTTTTTCCGTCCGGAGTTGAGGATCGGAGCGAATTTCAAACTGGAATCAATCGTTCCTCATGCTTCCGGAACTTGGAAAATCGTCTCTCTCAAACATGAGTTGAGTGCTAATGATCCAGGTGGTGGTTCTTGGAAAACTTCAATTTCCGGAATATATCCGAGGTGGTAAATGTCAGACAAAGAACTTAGTGCGAACTATGACAACTTCGCCTCAAGCAATCCGTTGAATTCGATGGAGTTTTTTGTTCGTTCGCTGATCTCTCAGGTGGTAAGTACCTCCTTGCCTGTTGTTGTGACGGCGGTGGAACGTAAAGGAGAAGAAGCCGGCGCCGGATATGTCACGGTCAAGCCACTTCTCCAGCCCAGAAACAATTCAGGAGACGGCTTGGAAGTGACTACTATTCCAAAGCTTCCGTATTTTCGTTTACAGCATGGAAAAGCCGCGATTATCTGTGATCCTAAGGTGGGAGACATCGGATTGGCAGTTGTGGCAAAGCATGACATTTCAAACATCAACGGCAGCACGACTCCAAAGGTTCCTGCAACTTATCGAAAATTTGATCCGTCCGATTCGTTCTATATCGGTGGTTTCTGGGGAAAGGCTCCGGAGGTCTTCATTCATCTGGAAGACGAGGGAACAATAAAGATTAAAGCTCCGACAAAGATCACGATTGAATCTCCGGAGTGCGAGGTCAATGCGAGCACCAGTTTCACAGTCAACTCTGCTCAGATCAATTTGAACGGACCAATTTCCGGCGGTGGTTCTGGAGGTGCTGATGCAACATTCACAGGTGATGTAAATGCGAAGGGCATCAGCTTTACCAGCCACACGCACACAGGCGTCCAAAGCGGAAATTCAAGCACCGGCGCCCCGCAGTAAACGAGGAGTTAGATCATGCCGCATACAGCAAAAACAGCTCTTCTGAATCCTCAGTCATGGGATCTGCAGCTGACGAAAGAAGGGAACATCCTTTTAACGTCCGGAGCTTTGGCAATAGCTCAGAACTTGGCTAATGAGGTTCGTTTGTGGACAAACGATGCTTATTTTCAGCGGGCCAACGGCATTGCATGGAAGGAAGCCCAACTCGCGAAAAAGCTGGATTCCTCCGTCCTTGCTCAATTGATCCATGAGGCTGGGAATAGGGTTGATGGTGTGAAGTCCGTTGATTCTGTGGACATTACCGAGTTCGATGAGGAAACGAGAACTCTGCACGGAGAAATCACGATCACAACCGAACAGGACGAAACAGTTTCTTTTGTGTTCTAAAAAATTATGGCTCAAATCATTTTTAATCCACTGGTCGGCGTAGAACTGCCGAGTACGCAAGAGATTCGTTCCGATCTCGGCTCCAGGATCCAGCAGGCGTTTCAAACTTCACCGACGGATCCACTTTTGAACATCGAGCCCAGTTCTCCGATGGGACAGGTTCTTGATCTGATCGTGGCCGAAATCGAGGCTAAAAACTCTGAGATTCTTTTCCTGTCGAACATGGTCAACCCGGATCTCGCAACAGGAAGGTTTTTAGATGCTCTGGCGGCTCTTTACGGTTTAGATCGCAAAATCTCCGAACCTACAGTTGTCAATTGCGTGCTGACAGGCTTGAAGGGAACAGTAATACCCTATGGCGCCATTGCACAAGACTCCCTCGGAAATCAATACAGACATTCGGCGGCAGCAGGCGCACGCATCGGAGACACAGGAAGCGTCGCAACGACCTTTACCGCTATTGAACATGGCCCGCTAGAAGTAGCAGCGGGAGCAGTGAACAGGATCGTTACAACTATTGCCGGATGGGACACTATTACCAATCCTACCGCCGGTGTGGTCGGTCGAGATGAAGAGACGGACGCAGAACTAAGAAATCGAATGGTTGAAAGTTATGCCGTCAACGCGACAGGATATGTTGAAGCGATCGAGGCAAACCTAGCAGCGCTTGAAGGCGTTCTTGATGTCAGAGTTTTAGAGAATCCGACGAACGCGGTTATCACGCAGTTCGGCGTGAGTATCAGTCCTCACTCTATTCTGGTCGCTATTGTTGGCGGAGAGGATGAACAGATTGCTCAAACAATCTACCAACGAAAGGACGCGGGGTGCGGGACTACTGGAACCTATCAGGTTTTCTTCACAGACTCTAGGTTCTACAACGCAACTTACGTCTACAACATTGTCAGACCGCAGAATCAAGCTCTCAAAGTAAAGATCGAATTCTTTGCCACTTCAATGAATCCGACCGAGAAGAACAACGTCATCCAAGCTGTAATAAATGATGTTCTAGGACAGGGTGCGAATGACCGCGTTTCCTTGGCTTCGACTGTCTACGCTTCTCGGTTTTATGCCGCAATTCAATCCGCGACAGAAGTTCCGGTTGCATCCATTCAAGTTGCTTTAGGTTCTGGAGCTTTCGGATCCAGTGTTCAAATTCCTGCAAATGTGGAGCCCACGATTCAAGAATCGGATGTGTCTCTGGTGTTTCAAACAGGAGGCTAACGATGGCTGATTCTGCAACATGGCGGAACATTCTGAGTGTTGAAGACTTTCGCAAACTCTCAAATGTCCGATCGCTTATTTCTATTGCGCTCCAGTCGCAGTATTCGCACTCAGAGCGATACAGACAATTAGGGTTACTTTTCAATGCGGAATTAGACGCGTCCCCTCAGTTGGACGCGTTTTTTAATTTCATATTGAACCCTGATACTGCCTCCGGGGTTTGGCTGGATTGGTGGGGAAAGCGCGTAGGAGTGAACCGGAACCTCGTTGTCGACGGTCAGGACACTCGGCTGGATGATGAGTTTTTCCGTTTCCTGATTTTTTATCGCGCTGTTGTAAATGTTTCGAACTCTACAGCTGAAACCATAAACTCCCTGTTGACTCGGCTGATCGGTCTTCCGGCATTCGTAAACGACTATCAGGACATGACCATCAACATCCGTATTGTGGGTGAGCCGAACTCAGTTCAAATCGCGATTCTCAAAAACTACGGGCTGTTGAATAGGCCTGCAGGCGTTCTGGCGAATGTCGAAGCAGTTGTTCCAAACACATTGGTCTTTGGTTTCTACGGATCAAAACTTCTTCCCTTCAATCAGGGCGTATTCAATCCTTCAAAGGTTATTGATATATGAGCAACTATCCTAAATTTCAAATTCCCGGAGTTGTGGCCGCTAGCGGGGAATACACGATTCCTCCCTTGACTCCAACTGAAGCGGGAACCGGACGCTTGTCTGTTCAGGAGGGCTGGGGGCCTGTCAATGCTGTGCCGATCGAGCAGGGCGGTATCCCGCCGCACAAAGCAGACTTCAACGGTGTCTTGTTCCTGTTGTCTCAATTTGCAGTGTGGTTCCAGCAGGGTGGAATCATGAATTACTCAGCCCTACTGGATTACGAGGTTGGCAATGAGGTCATGCAGAACGGAACAAAGTACCGCTGTGTACAGCCAAACGGCCCTCATTCAACGGCGGTAGCTCCCGGAACGAACAGAGCAGTTTGGAAAAATATTGACATCACAGTTCCAGCCGGCGCCGTTGTTCCTTTTTACAACGTAACTCTTGGAGGAACGGACAACAGGAATCCTATCTTTTGGGGATCTACCCAAGCTGATGTCGGCTGGGTTTTATGTGACGGCGGCTCTGACGGAAGCGGAGGAACGGTCCCAAACTTAGTAGGAAAGTTTGTTAAGGGATCCTTGCCTAAGAATGCCGGTACTACAGGAGGGGCGGCAACGATTGAAATTCCAAGTCTGTCTGTGAATGGAACCATCGGAGGAACGGCACTTACTGTCGCGCAGTTACCCGCACATTCTCATGGAGCAAGTACTGGAGGTGCGGGTGATCATACTCACTCAAAAGGAAGTATGAACATAACTGGCACCTTCGGCGGATGGGATTGCCAAGGAGGTCTCGATGGTGGAGGCGCCTTTTACGTAGAAAGTTATGGCAACTGGAAGGACGCTGGGGGTTCTTTTAAAGATGATGTTCTTCGCCGGGTTGGTTTTAATGCCGCAAATTCTTGGACGGGGACTACCTCAACGAACGGGAACCACACTCACACTGTATCGGTAGGGAATACGGGGAGCGGACAAACTCACACTCACCCACTAAATGCGAATGTAAGCATCTCAGGCGTTACCAATGAGCCGCCTTTTTACACACTGGCCTATTTTCTGCGATTGCCGGAGTAATAGAACATGGCAAAAACGAAATTTCAATTTCATTACACGCCCACAGGAACAGGCGTAATCAGCGGTCCAGAGGTTCTGAAGCAGACGGAAGATGCAATCAACGATGTCGGAGCTTATGCAGATCAAGCTTCCGACAATTCATCGGAGGCCCTTTCGATTGCAAAGGAAGCTCGTCAAACGGCTCAAACCGCCAATTCAACATCTTCTAACGCCTTGGCTCAGGCTAACGCTGCTAACGAAAAAGTTGAGACGCTGAAACAAACGGTCGATGACTGGGACGCAGACATCCAAACATCGATCGCGCAGTCGAAGTCGGCGATTGATGCATCTACGATTGCAGTAAATACTTCTAATACAGCTCAAGCGTCAGCTGCGGCCGCACAAACTGCGGCTCAAAGTTCTGCTGCCAGTGCCCAAACGGCGCAAAACAACGCGGCCCAAGCAGTCCAAACAGCACAGACGGCCCAACAAGCAGCAGAGACAGCTCAAGGAAATGCAGAAACGGCACAGGCGGCAGCTCAAACAGCTCAGACAGCGGCACAAACGGCAGAGTCCAAAGCTGTGGAGGCCGCTTCCAATGCTTATGCAGTTCGAGTAATTGATCAGGTTTTAACTGCTTCCGGAACTATCCAGATTGCTGATTTAAAACCTCAAGGAAATATAAAAGCTGGAGACACGGTTGTCGGTACAGATGGTCGAATGTTCCGGATAAGTTCCGTAAACACAACTGCAGGTACGGCTCTTTTATCGGCAGACTACACAGACCTAACTCCTTCTGTTTCTTACGAGGCTCCCCAAACCCTATCAGCCACTCAACAAAATACGGCGAGAAGCAATATCGGTTTCAGTGCTGGAGTCGACAGTTGGGCTGACGATAGTTTCAACGATCGGACCGATGATTACTTATGTCCGATTCTTGAAGAGTTGATCCTCGAGAATGGAGGTACTCAGCAAGAAATCGATGACATAAAGAATGCCCAGACAGGACAAGACGCTGGAACAGAGAATCCTTAATTAAGGAAAAAGTATGAAGACACTTGAAGAAGTTAAGCAAGAGATGCTTTCAAGGGCAATGAATCGACCTTTGTCTAAATATTCACTAAAAGATTCTGATGGGAGGATTGCAGTTTCGTCCAATTCTCCCGGACAACATGCATTCATCGATGCTAAGGATGAAGCTTTTGCTCAAAGCCATTACACCTTGTCAGAAAGATTTAAACGAGAAGACGGAACCATTATCAAATATTGGAAATTAGAACCCAGTCCTAAGGGATATTTCCAGAGTGCTGATGGGGACTATTACCTTTCAACTGAGCTTCCGGAACTGGATGATGATTTCGTGAAACAGCAGTATGAGCAGGAGGTCAGAGGGGAGCGCAATGCTCGAATCTCAGACACTGATCGATACGTTCAGCTCCCGGATATAACAGTTCAATCTGCCGCAAGAACTAAGCGATCTCAATTGACAGAAGAGGACAGAAAAGCATTGTTAGATTACCGGCAAGAACTCAAGGATCTCCCAGAGAAGCAAGGATTCCCATTTGTCGATTACCCGGAATTTCCCACTGCTTTGGCTTATGAATTAGAGCAGGCAGTCAGTGATCGTAGTTCCATCAAACAGAGAGGTTTCTTTCATGCTTAAAGAATTGGCAAGTTTGTTATGTAGTTTGTTTGTGCCCCGCAGAGCTGTAAGTCTTAGCGGAGGGGGGTAAAATAATCTATGGAGAAAATCTTTCTACTGTTGGTCTAACTGATTTTTCTGAATCCGTAACAGCAACCTCTCTTCCTTACGTTGTTCCATTTGATGGGTATGCAGTTATTTCGTGGCAGGCAGTTTGGTCAGGTTCTCCCACCTTTGCTTGGTTCCCAATCCTATTTAATAGCCACAACGTACATACGACAGTCGAAACAGAAGGGCTGTCTTATGTGTTTTCTTTTCCGGTAAAGAAGGGAGTAACGATATCAGCAGGCGATATTAAAAACGCAAAGATAATCCAGATAACGGTTTACAAAATTAAGTAATAGCTCGGGCTCCTTGTCCGGGCGGGGAGTCAAAATGCTAAAACAACTTATTCAAAAGCTACTCGATAGCCGAACGACCCCAGCACAGGCGGGGAATTCTGCTATGCCTGGCGCAACAAAAACGATATTTCTCAGCAAAGACGAAACTGTCGGTTCTTGGGGAATAATCAATGCGGGGACAGCTCCCGACGATGGATATTTATTCGTCAATGCTAGTGCTGAGGACAATACGAATAGCGAAGTCAGAGCGCAACTTGGCAATCTTTTTCATGTGTCTGCGCAAGCGCCTGCACCAAAAGGTTTAGGGGTCGCAATCCCCGTGAGTAAAGGAGCCACATATTCGGTAGAAGGAGCCTTTGTTTCACACATCACAGTAGGATTTGTCAAGGTAATCGGGGGGGGGTATAAATGCCTTGTACGGAGGTCTCTATTATGCTTAAGGACCTCATACAACTATTTGCAGAAACTTTTATCAAGGGCAAAAAATCTTGGGTTGCAGAACAGTGTGCTCCGATTGTCCGCAATGGCACTAACATTCCTTGCACGAGTACTACCGACTTCTTTAGCTATGTTGCGCCATGCAACGGCTGGGCAACCTCTCGAAGCAATTCAAGCACAGTCTCAGCTCTTGAAATTCAAGTCGAGAATGGACAGATGGCGCTTGCCTCCGTCCTCAACGGAAACACCGCAGGGTGTGGTCTTTGCTGTTACGTCAAAAAAGGAACCACTGTTAAATTCTTATGCCGAGGTGGAAAGACTTCGGATTATTCTATTTGGTTCTACAAAGCAAGTTCAGATGCTTAATTCTTTGGTAGGAGGCGCGTTATGCTAAAAAATCTAATGCGGCTCCTTTTGTCCAAGTTTTACAGCAAAAAAGAATCTGAGGCGGTGGGACATCAGGCTATGCCGTCCGTATCCGTTATAACTCTATCTCCAACAACGAGTAGTGTTACTGGGTGGGCTCCTGTTTACGAAGGGATTGCGTCTACAGATGGTTATGCTGCTATAAGATTCACGGCAGATTCCGATAATTGCATCGCCGCAGCACAGACGACCAACGTAAACACATTCTCAACTCCACAAGTTAAAGGAGATGTTTTAATGGCTGCCTGCCCAGTGGCTAAAGGACAACCCTTTGGACTGTACGCTCGGGAAGCACATAATATCGCGTGTTGGTTTACTAAAACCATCGGGGGGGGTGTCTTAGTAAAACTTTCTCAGTGTTTAGCACCGGAGGTAAGTTATGCTTAAACAGCTTATCTCATTGTTTGCTGAGAAATTTATTACGTCTCGCTCTGAATGGGTCGGCGGCCAAGGGTATCCATCAAGTAATCAGACGACCTTCTCTTTGCAAAAAGACACTTGGGGCAAATACGTGGCACCAACAGATGGATACTTCTTCGTTAAAGAAAACAACGCTGAAGACATTGCAAACGTGTCTATCTACACGCCGGATATGTACGTTTCTTGCGTTGGGAAAGACTGGATACGCTTGTTTATTCCCGTTCGCAAAGGCCAAGAAGTTTCTTACTACTTTAATGTTAGAGACGGAGCCTCAAGCAGTTCAACAACATTTGCTTTTGCAAAGTCTGTCGGAGCGTCATAATCATCTTGTAACAGGAGGATCATTATGCTGAAAAGTTTATTGAGCCTCCTATTGTCATTGTTTTATTCAAAGTCTGAGTCAGCGGAGGTGGCCAGTCAATCACTTCCTAACGAGACAGATTTCACATCCGTTACGCTTAACACAAGCCAACCGGATACTTTTGCTGCACCTTATGATGGGTATTTGTGTATCGTCGTAGATACCGGAGGCAGTATCAATGTCTGGGGAGACGGCCTACAAAGTTCTAATTATTCTCTGAACAACGGCCAGAGCAAACTATTTGTTCCAATGCGAAAAGGGAACATTATCGGTTACAGCATTTCCGGACGACTCATCTTCGGGAAATTTTATAAGCTAGTCGGGGGGGGGTATAACACTATTGAGAAACTTATCCGTAGAGGAGGTGCAATATGCTTAAGCAACTTGTACAACTCTTTGCGGAGAAGTTCTTCATCAACAAGAAAGGCCAAGTCTCTTCTTTTGCTTCCCCAGCGCTTGATACTTACACGGAATACACAACAGGGTTTAACGGCCCCAACGAATGGAGCGACGTTATCACAGCTCCCTTTGACGGCTGGATTAGAGTTGAAGGAGAATGCTCTGCGCCTGTTTACCTTGATGTCAGCCCTTACTCGAATGCTCTGCGACAAGGCGTCTATAGACCGAGCGGTTTTATCTCGTGTGTTTGCAGAATATCGAAGGGTGCCAAAATCAATTACGTGTTCTCGACTGGCGGGACTGTTTCTAAGAGACGTGTCCTTCTTATTCCCTGTAACGGCTCCTCAACTTAACCTGGCTAAAGGAGGTGTGTCATGTTAAAAGCACTCCTCCGAACTCTTCTAAATTTGACATCCAAAAAAGGATCGGATGGAAGTTTTCCGAACTATGATGCGCAGCTGTATGGCTCAGGATCCTCTTCTGATTTTACCTACACTGCTCCTAGCAATGGTTATTTCATGATCGCTCCGAGGGTCCAGAGGGCGTTTAAATATGATTTAAGAATCATTACTTCAGGCGATATAAACATTGTATTTGTTGGTCGATTCTCTACAGACGAGACTGGGAATACGAAGGAATACACAAACTTCTTCCCAATGAATAAAGGTGACAAAGTTGTCTTTGATCTTATTAGTGGAACACTCGTAAGTTACGACTGGCGATTTTTCCCTGCGAAACTCTAACATTATCCGCCCCTCCTCGCGAGGGGCTTTCTTTTTTTATCTACATATCGGAGGAAAAATGCATCTACAAAATCGACGACATAGGGAGATTGAGAGATGTGGGATCAATTTTTAAGCCGTCTAAACAGTTTTGATCCCGGAGTTCTCAAGAGTTTCTTTTTAACTATTGCCGGATGTTTTACTTCCCTTATCAGCAGTCTTATGGGAGAGCATCAGAACCTCTTCTACTGGCTGTTTGGATTTGTGGTCTTCGACTACCTGAGCGGGATCGTAGCCGCTGCCAGAACCGGAACATGGTCAAGCAGAGTAGGGCTCAAAGGCCTTATCCGGAAATTCATCATTCTCATGGTTGCTATCGGATTTCATGGTGTTGACCAGATCTTCAATGAGCCGTGGATAGGCGCATGGGCCATCGGCGCTCTTTCGCTGAATGAGTTGATTTCAATTCTTGAAAACGTGGAAAAAGCCGGGTTCGGTCAGATCATTCCTCAACGTGTAAGAGACATGCTTGAAACCGTCCAGACCGAACATGAGAAACGCATCAAAGAAAAGGTCCATTTAGGAGAAAGCCAAAATGAATGAGGAAAAATTACCGTTTTCGCAATGGAATCCTCTCATTGCGGAGGATTTTGTGAAGAGGTGGGAAGGTTTGCGACTGAAAGCCTACCGTTGTCCGGGAGGAGTTCTTACTGTTGGCTATGGACACACAAAAGGCGTTAAACCAGGCCAAACTATTACCAGACAAGAGGCTGAAAAGCTGATTCGCGATGATTTGATCGAACATGCAGAGGGCTTGGCGCCTTATGTTACTTGCAAACTCACTGAGGGACAGTACATAGCTTTATTGGATTTGGCCTTCAACCTCGGAGTGAACGCGGTAGCCAAATCTAAGACGCTCGGATATTTGAATTCAGGGAAACTCGAGTTGGCAAAGGAGGGATTCCGATCCTTTGCGAAAAGGAGAATCAGAGACAGGAACGGGAATCTGGTTAAGGATGAACACGGAAAACAGATGTACGAAATCCTCCCGGGGCTGATGAATCGCCGAGAAGATGAGGTGAGATTGATGTGATGAATCCTTTTGATCTAGTGAAAATTGGCGCCGGCGCTTTGATAGCTGCTGGCGCTTACTTTTTTGGCCTTCACAATGGTCAGAATTCTGAGCAGTTAAAAATTGCTCGAACTCAAATCTCCGAACTCACAGCTACAGTCAAAAACTATGAGACACAATACAAAAATCAAGCAATTGCTCTCGCTGAGATGCGTGCTGCTGAATCTAACGCTCGCGCTGACTCTGACCGCTTGCGCTCCCGCATTGCCAGTCTTGAAAAAAGAGCCAAGAGCGTTGCCGATCGAGACACAGTTCGATGTTTGCAGTTGGGAGCGGAGTGTCGACGATTACTGCAAGAAGTTCGAGGACCTATTGAATACTGTAGAAAAGCGCTACAGTAGCAAATAAACCAAGGAGGAGGAATGATGTCTGATATTAAGAAATCTGCTGAAATCTCACCGGACGGGATGTATCGGTATTCATTAGAGCGCACGTGGGATGAGGGGAAACCGACGGTTCTTTTTATTTGTCTTAACCCGTCTACTGCGGATGCAGTAGAGGATGATGCGACAGTTCGCCGAATGGTCAGTTTTGCCCGTCAATTTGGAGGTGGTCGTCTTTTGGTAGGAAATCTATTCGCCTTTAGATCAAAAAACCGTAATGATCTTTTAAAGGCTGACGACCCTGTTGGTCCCGAAAACGACAAATATTTGGACAAACTGATTAAGTCAGCTGATATTGTCGTAGCGGCCTGGGGAAATTTTGGATCCTATCTTGCTCGAAGTTCTCAGTTCAAAGAAAATTTCAAGGACTACAACATTAGATGTTTAGCATTGAACAAGACTGGGGAACCGACGCACCCGCTTTACGTAGCAGATGGCACCCAGCTTCAAGATCTTTAGGAGGACAAATTATGACCAGCGATTTAGAACAATATGGGATTAAGAATAGCGAGCGCACTAGATGCGAAATCTGGACCCGCGTGATGGGTTACCATCGTCCGATTTCTTCTTTCAACATCGGTAAGCAGGGAGAAGTCGCTGAGCGAAAATATTTTGATGAGAAGAAGTGCTGCTGTCGAAAATAAAAAATCAGAAGAGGCGCTAACTGCGCCTCCCGCCGACCATCAATTTAAAGGGTTTAAATTTTCTATTTCTTTCTCAACTCGTTCTCTGATCCACTTTGATCCGCCATGTTCTCGGATCCAGGCAACAATGTGTTTAGGTAAGTAGAACGTTACTCTCTGCCCTCCATCAGGAGTTTTTCGCGGCGCTCCAACTGTTTTTTTTTCATTCATTCTTGACTAGCCTTAGCGTTTTCGATTGTTTCCGAATAGTCAACGTTAGAAAACTCAGGGTTAAATCCTTGTTCATCTAAATCCCAAGAGTCGATTTTTTCTCCGTCTTTATCAACGATTTCAAGCTCAGGTGTGAACCACCAAATCCCGTACAAGGAGTCATCTTTCTGAGTTGTGAGTTCGTCTTTTTCAACGTTGTACTTAAAACCCTCGTTGTAATGAATCTCGAATGGTGCTGACGGATTGCGGGAAACGACTTCCGCGATACCTTCTACCATTTCGTCATATTCGTTATTGATCGTGATGACTTGCTCATGCGTCCAGCCGCTCTGGTTCATTAACGATTTCAGTACGTTCACGTTCATTTGTTTTGTCATTTTCAAGCTCCTTATTGAGTATGTTTGTATTCTATTCCTAAATTTGTATTGTGTCAATACATAATAAAAAAGGTATTAGTAGGTTTTTAAATTAACCGTGCTAATCTTTCATTGTTCATAGCGTAGGAATCGGGGGCCTTTCGTCTTTTACGCAACAGTTAAAAATTTCCGTTAAAACCATCAAAAATTTCCGTTTTTCATCCATAAAACGGAAATATAACGGAACCGTTAAAGTTATCTAATTGAATAATATTGAAAATGTGGTGCTAGTCCCGGGCACCAGACCTAATTCTTAAGACCTCGTAGATTTGCGGGGTTTTTCTTTGTCCCAAAAATCCCTAGAACTATCCGAGCCTTCATTTCATTAGCGGGTTGCGTGGTTAGTTTAAATTCTCACTTTCAATTCTATTTGCGCGACCTAAAGCGCTCGATGCTTCCGTTCTTTCTAAAGAGACGGTTTCAGATTTGACTTTTAGTTCTCGATAATTCATGAGTATTTGGAGAGGCTAATAGCCTTTTTACGCAAATCCTTAACTTAATTTGGGGTTAACTGAGATTTTGCGTTTTTCAGTGATCTAGCCGGAGTTCGGCTCCGGCATCCTCGTTAAATTTCAATATCCGTACCTAATAACGTTTCGGCTTCTGGTTCTTCCTGAACATCTTCCGGTGTCTCGGGCCCGGCTCCCGGAACTCCAACACCTAACGCTTCAAAGTATTTAATCTTTTTACCGGCAACTTCGTCGAAGTAGTAGCCGTGGTTAAAGCGAGTTTGCATGACGTTATTTAGAACCTGAAGGATCTTTGCGTCGCTCTCGTAGACCAGATTCAGTTTTCCAGCTTTCTTGTTTTCCTTCATATAGCAGCGGATTCTCGAACGAACCATCAGCGACAAGCCCGTCGCAATGAACTGTACGAAGGTCTTTCCTTGCAGTGCCTTGTTGTCAGAGCATCTGATTCGATTGCAGCCGAGTCGGTCCTTAAGCGGTGCAAAGGCGTCTTCTACGCGCCAGCGGTCGGCATAAGCCGTCCAGGCCTTAACCGGATCCTTCTCCGAGTCTGAGACTAAAACTCTAAATCCCTTGTACTTCAAGTAGTCGTCTACTCGGCGGTTAACAATAATCAAGCCTTTTTCTTTATCGTTTCGGAAGAATTTTTCTTTCAGCTCTTCCTCCTGCTCGGTCAGGGCTTCATTTTCAAGAAGTTTCTTTTTAATGGTGAGAAGCGATTCCGTGAGCTTATTGGCTGCCTCCTGATAGATGACGGGATCGTAGAACATGTGGTAATAAAGCTCGGCTGTCGCAGAGTTTGATGCCGGTTTCCCGTCTACCGGCCGCGGATCGTATTTCCAATTCACCTTTGCCGTGGCGATGTTCTTTCTGATGTAAGGATCGCCGCTGTTGAGGTCTGCAAACTCCTTTCTATGTTCATCTATGAGTTCTCTGGCCAGACAGCCTTTCGTTCCCAGACGGACATTAAAAATGAACTCAACTTTATTGATCAGACAGTCGTTGATGTTTTTTACGCTGTTATAGCCTTTGTCAGCAACCAGAACGACGTTCTTCATGTTTAGAAGGGCCTGATCGGCAATCGTATGACGAATGGTGCTGACATCTGGAACATTTCCGTCATAAAAGCGATAAAAAATCGGAAGTCCGGACTTCTGGTCTACCAAGAAGA